GACACAGCAGCTCCACCTGTCACAACGCATTTATCTATACCAGATGATGCTGTTGAAGAAAGAAATGGTAAATACAGATTATCAAATGGTAATTATGTAGAGAAGACCGCATATTTTTATGTGATCGTTTTAGGTGATGAACCTAGACCTGCAGTGATTACAATGAGATCTTCTAACTTAACTCCCGCTAGAGAATTAAATCAGTTGATTAAAAATCTAAGATTTAAGGATGATAAAGGTCTTTACAATCCAGCAGCATATGCAGCAGTTTATAATTTAAAAACTGTTGGGAAAACAGCAGGAAGTAAAAGTTGGCACGTTTATAAACCATCTATGGCAAGATCTTTAGATGTAAATAAAAAACAAGATGCTGATTTATATTTAATGGCAAAGGAATTGCAAAAGACTGTGTCAAAAGGTGTTGTTAAACCAGAATATGAAAAAAGCAATGGTCCTAAAACTGAGGACATTATCTAATTCACTAAGTGAATACTTGCAAGAAGAGGCGGCAACGGGAGACTGCGGCCGCCTCTCCATAATGGAAAGAGTTTATGACAGATACGTATATAAAATATTTTACTGGATTAAAACGTAATTACGGTTTTTGTAATATAAGTAATGGTTATAAAGATCCAAACACTGGAAAAATAAAATTTCATTCAGGTGATTATGGTTGGTCAGGAAAATCAATCACTGATGAAGATTACAAACTTCATTTAAATGGAAAAAAATCAATAGGTATACAACCTTGTGATGACAATGGTTATGCAAGATTTGGTGCAATAGATATTGATCCAAAAGTATATAAAGATTTAGATATAGAATTTTATTTAAAAGTAATTCAAGAAAAACAATTACCTCTAATACCAATTAAATCAAAAAGTAATGGACTTCATTTATATGTTTTTATGAAAGAATTTGTAAAAGCAAGAGAGATAAAAGATTTTTTAGAAGAAATATTATTTTTATTTAATCTACCAATTACTACAGAAATATTTCCAAAACAAACTAAACTAGGAAGCAACATAGAAGGAGACAAGATAAATGGTAATTTTATAAATCTTCCATACTTCAATGGTTCAGAAAGAGTTGCATTAGATCCTTCAGGTAAAGAAATGAGTTTAGATTTATTTTTAAAATGTGTTGAATTAAATCAGGTTGATTCAAAAAAATTAAAAGAAATGTCTAACTCAATAATTAGAAATGAATTAACTGGAGGTGCAGATGAATTTAAAGATGGTCCACCTTGTTTAGAAATATTAAGTAAAAATAAAATGACTGATGGTAGAGATAGATTTTTATATAACTATATGGTCTTTGCTAAAAAGAAATATCCTGATGGTTGGAAAAATAAAGTATTACAAGCTGGTAGAAATTATTTTGAGTTTGATCAAACTTGGACAGATGACTACATCAAAAAGAAAATTAAGAATTGGGAGAAAGATACTAAGGGACATACTTGTCACGATCAATTATTAGCACCAGTGTGTATTAAATCGGAATGTATAAAAAGAAGTTTTGGAATATTATCTGATAAAAAAATTACTTGGCCAAGACTTACTAATTTAGTCAAAATAGATTTTAAACCTGATCCAGAATATTATTTTGATGTTGAAAGAGATGATGGTGAAACTGTTTCTGTGCACGCTAGAAATAAAAATGAAATAAAAGATCAACAAGAATTAAGAGGTTTGATTATGGCACAAGCTGATGAACTTCCTCCTCCAATAAAATCTATGGATTTTTATGAGATCATAAAAAATTTATTAGCGACTCAAGATACTGTGCAACCGGCTCCAGGAACCACACCAATTGAAATATTAAAGAAACATTTAAAACATTATATTCATAGCACTCAAGCTACTAGTTACAATTCTTTTAAAAGTGGAAACGTACTAAAAGATGATACCTATGCATATTTTGTTTATGACGAATTTTATAATGATTTAAAAGATAATGAATGGAAAAAAGATTCATCAAGAACTTCTTATATGATTGAAAAAATGTTTGAAAAAGAAGATGCAGATTTACCAAAACCACAATTTGATAAGAAAAAAAGATTTCCAGGCAAAGATAAAAAAACAGGTAAATCATATCCAGGTGTAAGTGGATGTGCAGTCATACCATTATATTTGTTTGAGAAAGATCAAGATGATGAAGACGTTATAGAAATAGCAAAATTTAAACAAGAAGAGGAGATAATTTAATATGATAAATAATAGAAAAGCATACAGAATATTTATGTCGTTACCAAAAGAAGAAAGAAAAAAACTTCAGATTCAACACGAAATAGAAGAAATAGAAAATATGGAAGATAAATCTTGGTTAAATAGATTTGGTAGATGGCAAGGTTCTTTTTGGAATTGGCTATGGATGTGTCATTTTAAAAAAGATTATAAGGATAGAAATGATATATAAATATTTTGGTCCACCAGGAACAGGTAAAACTCATAAATTAATTAGTAGAGCCAAGGCTTACATAAGAATTGGAACACCTTTACATCAAATAGGTTATTTTGCTTTTACAAAAAAGGCAGCAGAAATTTCTAAAAAAAGAATGCCAGCAGAAGAAGATAAACTTGTTTACTTTAGAACTCTTCATTCATTTGCATTTCAACAATTAGATTTAAATGACACTATGGTTATGCAACCAGAAGATTATATAAGTATAGGTAAAGAACTAAATATAAAAGTTAAGTATTATGATAAATTTAATAAAGAAGAAATATTTTATTTAAATATTGAAAGTCCATATTTTAAAATGATTGGTAGAGCAATCAATAGATGTACTACAGTTAGAGAAGAATACGACAGGAATGAACATAATAGAAAAGAAGTTAAATGGTTTATTTTAAATAACTTAGATAAAAATTTAAAAGAATATAAAAGAATTACAGGTAAACTAGATTTTAATGATATGATTGAAAGACTTTTACAAAAACAAGATTTACCTAGATTTAAAGCTATATTCATAGATGAAGCTCAAGACTTATCTCCATTACAATGGAAATTATATGATAAATTAAAAGAATATTCAGATGATATTTATTTAGCTGGTGATGATGACCAAGCTATATTTGCCTGGGCAGGCGCAGATGTAAATAGATTTATTCAAGAACCTGGAAAAGAAAGAGTATTAAAATATTCAAAAAGAATATCAAAAGCCGTACAAGAGCAATCACAATTACCATTAGAAAAAATTAGAGGACTAAGAAAAGAAAAATTATATTATCCAAGAGACTTTGAAGGCAAATCAGAAAGAATAAATAATTTAGATCAAGTAGATTTAACCAAAGGTAAATGGTTAATTTTAACCAGGACCATACATAGATTAGTTGAAATGACTAAAGAATTAAGGAAAAGAAATTTATACTATCAAACCAATAAAGGCAAGAGTTTTCAAGTTAGGTTATATAATTCATCAATTAACTACAATTCTTGGTGTAGAGGAATACAATTAGATGAAAAAGAAATAAAAGATATAAATGAATTTACCGGTTTACCAATAGATAAATGGAATAACGAAGTAGAATGGGTTGATGCATTTGAAGAATCAAAATTAACAGACAGACAGTATATAAAAAATATGTTGGAAAATGGTGAAGACCTAGACAAACCAGCTAGGATATGGGTATCCACAATACACGCAGCAAAAGGTGGAGAAGAAGATAATGTTATACTTTGTTTAGATTTAGGTAGAACAGTTAAGAAATCATCAAAAAAAAGTGACGATAAGAATGATGAAGAACATAGAGTTTGGTACGTTGGATCAACTCGTGCAAGAGATGATCTATATAAATTAAAAGCTAAGAATAAAAAAAATGAATACAAGTTTTAAAAAATTATACACTATGTATAAACAGAATGGGATAGAGAACTTTCCTAAACGGTGTGTGGTAGCATCGAGCCTGGTTAGCGAAGTTGGTTTGACTTCTCGAATCCCTGTTTCATTCATACTCAGTCAAATCAATGACTACCACTTAACAAAAGGATAAAAATGAAAATACTAACTAGCGATATATTTATAATAGTAACATTGACTTATTTCATAATTAATATAATGGAGGTATTAAAGTAATGACAGACAAATCTATATTTAAAAGTGTTTTTCCTCAAGAAAAACAAATAGGCGGGAGTCACTATAAATCGTTTCACATACAACCGTATGAATTTATATCTAAAAATAATCTCAGCTTCTTCCAAGGTAATGTTGTGAAGTACGTTTGTAGGTACCAGAATAAAAATGGAATAGAAGATTTAGAAAAAATAATTCACTATTGT